GCAAGCATCAACGGGCCAGACTTATCAACAATAGAAACAACTGACAAATCTGGAAATAAGGCAATAGCGGGAATTGTAAATACAGCAAAAGCGTTTAATTTTAGCGCAGAAGGAACTATTTTCCTGTCCAACAATCTTCCTTATGCTCAAAGGCTGGAATACGGATGGAGTAAGCAAGCGCCAAGCGGAATGGTCAGAGTAAACATAGCTAGGTTTCAGTCCGCAATAAAGAAAGCAATACAGAGTTTGCCAAAATGACGACAACATTTTCAGACATTAGCGCAGCGCTAGACAGCAGATTAAACGCGCTGTCAGGTTCTTCACCTATTGCTTGGCCTAGCACAGTATTTAAGCCCACAAAGGCAACGCTTTATCTACGGGGAACAAACTTACCCGCGAGCACAGAACAAGCTGGGTTGGGGTCAAACGGTTTAGACGAGCACCTTGGTATTTATCAGGTGGACGTTTTTGCACCAGCGGGGAAAGGTAGAGGGCCAGCAGAGGTGAAAGCTGATGCTATTGCGGATCATTTTAAACGAGGCACTGACTTGGTATATAATGGGGTCACTGTGCGCTTGGGTAATGTTTCGCGCAATGCGGGAATAATAGACGATGACCGATATGTCATCTCAGTTTCGATCAACTATATGGCTCATGTAGCCCCGAGGTAACTTATGACAATTGCAACAGGCTCACGGCACGACATGGCTTACATTGCCGAAACTACTTTTGGCACAACTCCAGCAACGCCAGCATTCACCCCGATTCGACATACAGGAACGACCCTTGGGTTGTCTAAAGATGCGATTGAATCGGAAGAACTCAGAGAAGATCGACAGATTGCTCATTTCCGACATGGGAACAAAAGCGTATCAGGTGATATTAACTTTGAGCTTTCTTATGACTCGTTCAATGATTTAATCGAAGCGGTTGCTTGCGGTACTTGGACTTCAGATGGCGATCCAGAAGTTTTATTGGTCGGCTCCACTGCCCGATCATTTACTATCGAACGGCATCACGAAGATATTGGCAAATACATTCGATCCACTGGCTGCTCATTCAACACTATGAGCTTATCGGTAGCGCCTAACTCAATGGTCACGGGTTCGTTTGGAGTCATCGGCAAAGACTTGACCACTTCTGCTGCTGCAATTAGTGGCGCAACCTATAGTGCCGAAACGACCACCGCTCCGTTTGACAGCTTCACAGGATCAATTACTGAAGGCGGATCAGCAATTGCGGTTGTTACAGCGCTTGAATTGAACATTGATAACGGCATGGAGTCACAATACGTTATCGGGGACGCTACAACGCTTCAGCCGCCTTTGGCTAAGTCAACGGTGACAGGCTCAGTGACGGCATACTTTGAAGACACAACTCTGATTGATAAATTCATCAACGAAACCGCCTCAAGTATGCAATTCACGCTGACCGATGCTGCTGGCAATGATTACATTTTTGATCTGCCCAACATCAAGTACAACAGCGGCAATCCTGAAGTGGGTGGGCCTGGCGCAATCACGGTCACTTTGGACTTCATTGCTTTGTATGACGCTTCCACTGGTAGCCAATTAAAGATCACTAGAGACGACGCATAACGGAATTAAAGCGAGGAGAGTCGCGTGGACGTAAAGAATCTTTACACATTAGAAGCACACGAAGACGGGGCCGAGATCCAGATCAAAAGCCCCGCCGACAATGAACCCACAGACTTTTATATTAAGGTCAAAGGGGTTGATTCTAAGGCATATCGTGAAGCGGTCAGGAAGTATCACCGCAAGCTGCTAAACGATGAAGAAGGTGGCGAGATTGATTTGCTAACGGCAGTCACAATTGGTTGGCGTGGGTTAAAGAGCGGGAAAGATACCGTTGAATTTAGCCCTGAAGCCGCCAAAGGGCTGTATGAAAATGCTCCAAGCGTGGCGACGCAAGTTGATAGGTTTATAGCTGACAGGGTAAATTTTACGAAAGGCTGACCAAAGAGTTGTCCGTTTATGCCAAGTGGCAGTTTTGGGCAGCTGGATACGACAAAGGATCAAAGGTCAGCCGATTACAAAACCTCAAGCAAATAGAAAAGTCGATTGGTCAGCCGCCAAAGCAATTAGCAGAACGACCAGAGTTGAGGTCTGAACTGGCTTACTTATGGGCTTTGTTTGTGTCATTAAAAAATGCAAGTGAAGGAGCCATTAGCTATAATCAAATCAAATCGTACATGGACATTTATGGCGATTTAACCGCATTTGAAGTTGATCTGATAAGAGAATTGGATCAGCTCTCGTATCAAGAGGCTCAATCAAATGGTTGACGTAGCATCCTTAGTAGTTCAAGTCAAATCGGACGGCGTAAAGCAGACCGAAAAGGATTTGAAAAATCTTGGCGAGCAAGCTGGCAAAACAGCTAATCAAACTCAGCAAGTCGGGCAAAAAGCAAAAGTTGTGCAAGGCAACTTTAAAGCAATGAAAGGGTCGACTCAGCAAGTTTCCTATCAGTTGCAAGATATTGCAGTCCAAGCCCAAATGGGCACCAATGCCTTCGTTATCCTTGGTCAACAGGGGCCGCAGTTAGCTTCGGCTTTTGGGCCAGGCGGAGCTGTAGCTGGTGCTTTGATTGCCTTCGGTGCAATTCTAGGGGGTGTTTTATATAACGCCTTAACTGGAACCACAGCGGCGATGGAAGAACTAAAAGAAAAAGCCAATGAAGTTGCTGACGACATTATTGGCCTCGGCGTGGCGCAGCAAGAATACCAGCGCCTTATCATCACTGAAAAAATAGACGAACAAAAAGAAGCATTAATTAATCTGCAAGAGCAATTAGCGGGAGCAGAACGAAAGTATTTTGACGCAGTTCATGGGGTTAAAAGGTACACTGAAACAGAAGCAGAATTTACAAAACGAACCGCTGAGATGGCGGCGCAAATTGAAATAGCAAGGGGAACAATTGAATCGTTAGAGTCTTCGCTAGACAGCACTTCAAACACAACGTCAAACTTGATAACGAAACTGCAAGAGCAAGCAAATACTTTGGGCTTAACTGCAAGGCAAGTTGCAATTCTTGAAGCTGTAAACGCTGGGGCATCACAAGGAGACGTCAATAGAATCCACTTGCTTTACAACAAAATTGAAGCGCATGAAAGAGAACAAAAGGCATTAAAAGATAAAGCCAAAGAAGATAAAGCCGCCAGTGTTAGGTTGGAAAATTTTAACGCAAAAGTTGATGAGCAAGCGCAATTGCTGCAACTGACTGGGGATGCTCTTTACTTATATCAAGCTCAACAAGCTGGGGCGACTGGTGCTGATGCTCAGGCATTGGCAGAAAAGTTAAAATTAAACGCAGAGTTAAAAGAGTCGATTAGGCTAAAAAGGGAACAAGAACAAAAAGACAAATCTGAGGCAGAAGCAGAAAAAGCAAGGATAGACAATCTTAGAACGCAGGGCGCAAGCCGATTGCGGCAAATTGAAATAAACGGCCTTGATGAGCGGTCGGCTATTCGAGAGCAAGCAAAAGATCAGCTAGACGAGCTTGACCAGCTTAAAGTAAAAGAATTACAAGGCGAACAAGCGTATTGGGCTGCAAGAAACAACATTATCCAGCAAGCACAGGCAGAAATAAAAGAACTCAATGACAAAGAAATAGAAGAAGAAGCCCGAAAGGCTGCGGAAAAAGAAAAGATCAGGAGCCAATTAAACTCAAACATTCTTGGCCAAGCAAGCTCGTTCGCTAACCAATCTTTGGCAATAATCGAGCAAGGGTTTGGCAAAGAATCCGCAGCATACAAAGCCATGTTCGCAGCACAGCAAGGCTTGGCAATTGCTCAAGCGATAATGGCAACAGAAACGTCAGCAGCCGCTGCATTAGCGCCACCACCACTTGGACTTGGGCCAGTCGCTGGACTTCCATATTCAAACATTATCAGGGGCTTGGGTTATGCGTCCGTTGGTATTATTGCAGGGCAAACCGTAGCTGGGCTAACAGGCCGAGCATTAGGTGGGCAAGTAAGGGGTGGCGAAAGCTATTTAGTCGGCGAGAGAGGCCCAGAATTGCTTACAATGGGCGGATCAGGTCGTATATCGAGCAACGATCAATTGAAGGCTGCAATGAGCAGCACGAACAGCAGCACCGAAACCCAAGTCAATGTCAATTTTGCAATCCAAGCAAACGATACCGCTGGCTTTGACAGGTTGCTGCAATCTCGCAGAGGCCAGATAATTTCAATGATTAACCAAGCGGTTAATGACCGTGGCAGGGTGTCAATAGCATGAGCGGAACATACCCAACAACACCGATATTCAGCACCATAGGTTTCAGGAGCGTCAATTATAACCTGTCAAGCCAAAGCGTCTCAGGCAGAACGCAAGTCAGAAACATTGGTGGACAACAATTTGAGTTCAGCGCTCAATATACAAGAATGACTCGATCAGAATTTGCGCCCATTTTAGTCTTCACTATGGCGCAGCGTGGGTCAGCCGAGACTTTCACGATTGTATTGCCTCAGATCAGCAGTAAGTCAGGCGATGCCAGCGGAACTATTTTGGTCAATGGAGCGGC